CCCTACCGCCGCCGTCGCGCCGATGAGGACGGAGCCGCCGTTTAATATCCTAACTTTTTCCGTTGCAGCACCCACGCCCCCGACACCAAGGGCCATATATCCAGTAACCCCCGTAAGGGGATCAAATCCAACTCCCATGTATCCTAAATTATACTGGCCGGCATTGCTGATAAATTTAATTCTCTGCTCAGCGCTCACCGCGGTTGTTGTTCCTGCGCTAATGGTAAGAACATCAATGTTGGCACTCACCGATGCGGTGTGTAAATCTAACATAGAGGCAGGGGCTCCCGTGCCAATCCCCACCTTCGTCCCGTCCCAATACAACCCGCTATTCGCAAGCCCCGCCGCGTCCGAAACGTGGTAGGGGATGTAGCCGTCGGTGAGAGCGGAACATTTCACGGTGGCAAATATTGGGGAGTCCGTCGTCGTCAGCCCCGCAACCGCCGCCTGATTCAGCGTGGCCCAGGCGGGTTCCGTCGCGCTTCCCGCAAGATATGTCCCCGCCGCCCCAAGCGCGAGCCGTGTCCACTTCGGCGTCGCTCCGCTCCCGATGATAATGTCGCCCCGGACGACCGCCGCCGCCGTGGAGTCGCCATGCGTGGCCGAGAGGACGTTGTGCGCCGTGACGCTCGTGAGGTAAACGCTCGTATCAAGCGTGAACGTATTGGCCCCAGTCATCTTCACGAACGCCGCCGCCGCGTAGGACAGGCCAGCAAGGGAGCCAAGGTTCGCATTATAAGCTTGGATGTTCGTTCCGATGGCGAGGCCGAGGGCCGTTCGCTCATCACTCGCCGAAAGCAGGGACGCGCTATTGTCGGCGTTGACCCGCAAGAACGTAATCGCGCCGGGGTTCGTCAGGTTCGAGATCGCCTTCCCCGCCGTCGTAAACCCGTGAGCCGTGGCGAGGGAGTTGTGAGAGGATACCGCGCCGGAGGCTTCCGCGCCAACGTCCGCATACCCCAACCCGTGCGCCGCGAATCCAAACGTCGTCGCCGTCAACGCCTTTAGGAAATATCCGGGGGTCTCTCCAGAAACAGTATGAATTGCCCCGTCTAATTGATGAGCAGATGGTGTTACACCGCCTCCGCCGATGGCAGAGTGTTCTGCCGCAGTCAGGTGATACCGCTCGCTCGCGCTTCCGCCCTGTATCGTCCCCAGGTCGTTGTGTTGAAGCGTCGAGGGCATCGTCATACCGCGATAGTTAAAGAATAACATAGACGACCCCGGTTCAATGATTGTCCCAACCGGCTTGGATATCTCCGTCACGCCCGTGGGTTCGGTATCCGTCATCCCCCCGGCCGTTGTCGGAGAAAGATATACCGAAGTTCCCGCCGAATAATTCGGGACAAGTGAACTCGTTATAAGTCCAGAATGATAGAATGTAAAATTATCGGCATCCTGAACATTGGAAACTATCCCAACAACCTCCGCATGAGCGCGAGTATCGGCCTGGGCCAAGGCGAATGTATTTGAACCATTGGGGCGGATTATGTTCATATCCGAAAACCCGTGGCCGACTTGTTTAATGTCCTCAAATGGTTCAATATCAACGAACCGATTATCCATAAGCCCGGAATCAGTAATCGCCATCGCGGATTCATCGGTAAGGGCCTGATATAGTTCCCGCGCATACTTATTCGCATCCCCGAGGGTATTGAATGTCGTCGCGGGACGAGGCCAGGATTTTACGCGGAGGAGCATATTATCACCGAATCTTAAATTCATCGCCGCGAGGCGTGAATTGTATCTCTAGTCCATCGAATTGGAAGTTCTTGGTTGACGACGGCCATGTTACCAAGAATTGAAAGTATTTTGCCGTTGCGATTGTATGAAAATATGCGTCTTGCTGTCCACCATCGCCCGTCCCGACATATTGCATAGGCAAGTCCTGAAAGGCACCATTATCAACGGATACCGATAAGACGATAGGCGTGGAGGCAGACTTATCAACATATTTAGCCTTAACGAGATATAAGGTTTTCCACATCCCCATAAGATGAGGGTCAAGTTCTGACATATCAGTAATCTTGCTCATCCAATAGGATGTTATGGGTGCGCCATTGTCTGATAGATAGGTGGCATTATACTTGTGGACTTTCCCATCTGCCCCACCAAGATAATAAGCATAATCGGATTTTATGGATTGCGAGGATTCGCCCGTTACGGACACGCCAACGATTGCACTAACCGTATCGTTATACCCGACCGTGGCAAATACTGTGGGATATACACCACACCAAACATTGACTGTATCAGATGATGGACTGGTCTCCGTCAACGTGGGGAGCGATGAGATATATAGGTTTACGGTTTCATGCCATAGGGTTACACTGTTGGAGGATGTTTTCGATGATTCTGACGACGTTTCCCCCGTTGCCTGATAATAATGCGGGGTATTCCAAAACGCCACGTTATTCAATGTGTCTGTGTATGAGAAATAGTCTCCGGGATTGAACGGCCCCGTTATACTTGTCATGGCCGTTCCGCCACCATCGAAATAAAGTTTTACGTTGATATAATTATCCCCACAGTATCCCCCGATAAGGATATGTGTGGCATCCGTGCATTTCGCCGTTACGCCGTATGGTGCATTAGGCATTAGAGGGCACCCCGTCCACAAGATACGATCTCATCAGCAAATTTGTAACTTGCCCATTCTTTATGCATGTAGTTGAATACCACGGCGATATTCCCCATGCTCACCGTTTTTACAAACCACATGACTTCATGCTGATCTGGATTACTATAACCCCAGGTATTCTCGACTTCCGTATAATCAACAAGGTCGAAGAATTTGTGCCTGATCGCCTCGCCCATACTTTCTGGCTGGTCGCCATTCATTACATAGAAATCATCACGCCCCAGGAAGGCTACCGTCCCCAAAAATTCAACGATGGAATATGGGGCAACATTCCCAATCCCGCGCCGTTCTGCGACCTTGTAAATGGGCGAAGTGGCAGTTCCCGACCTCGCATATAAGTGCAAACTCTCGCGCTTGCATACAAGCAAATATGTCCCTAATCTCGCCATGCCTGTAATGTAATCATCCGTTTCAAGGATGTCTAGTGAACCTGCCGTACTATCCGTCCAATTCGTCGGGTCATTTTCCATTGACCATGCGATAGTCAACGGGGCGCGGATTCCGCCCAAATACATATCCGCGATGAATAGGCGGTTAGCATACTCCATACAGAACCTGGCGCGATTGGCAACCGTTCCGCCCGAATCCAAATCGGTGGCATATCCCGTCCCGGTATATTTCTGAACGGGGATGTTCCCATTCGTGAAACAGAATGTATTATTGACAACGGATGTCTGCCACCGTTCATTGGTCGGAAGGGAATATACCCTTCGGATAACATAGGCCCCGCTCGCCGTAGTACCGGGATAGGCCGAAGAGAGTGTTATTTGCGTAGCGGAATCAACACTCGCAATCTTCGCCCATGCGGTCTGCGGTTCCTGCGCCGCCGTTAAATCTGCGGCTATGGCGAAATAATCCCCAGCCGCAACTCCACTTGTATTCCATGCCGGGGTTCCTGTCCCCGTAACGATTTTCTTTGTGCCATCTAGTCCCGACACGGTTCCAGTCGTATATGCCTGTGTTTTATATGACCAGGTGGCGGAAGATGTCGTTTCGCGCTGGCATAAATCCGTGGCCGTAAGGTAAAGCGTGAATCTTGACCCATCGAATAATTGATATAGATACGTCCCATAACACGCGCTCGCAAGCGTCCTGTCCACGGCATACCCCCATCGCTTTTCAATAAGCCCCCTGTCGGAACGGGCGTTACTTAACCACGGCGTAAAACCAGGGTCAATAAGTAACGGCGGTCGTTCGGTACTTATGCCATGTTCAATGGGGCGGATAGGGAATAAAGTATATGACATAACCCCTCTATCAATTAGTGAAAATCAAATTTAGGGTTCCGGTAAAAGTGTCTCCAATTCCCACATTTTTTACGGACGAAAGAAGAGCATGGGCATATAACGTACCCCCACTTGTCTGCGCCCCAATTTCGGCTAATGCCTTAGTCCCGGTAGTTACCGTCCATGTTTTCGTCAGGGAAATGGTATCTCCCGTGACCGTGGTTGTCGGAGTGCTGACGGTTGCCGCACCTGCATCAAGACCATAACCCGTTACAACTGCCCCAAGCGCAGTATCAGTCTTTGCGGGGTCCGTTGCGCTTGTCCCAACGGCAAGATAGGTTACGATGGAGGACAACGCCGTGGTAATCCCCGCCAACCCGCCATTCGTTACATAATTAGCCATCTGTTATCCTCCTAATTAACTCCGATACTTGAACAATTCCTTATGCGCAAAGTCGGGCCTGAATTTATCGGCGGTATCGACTTCTTCCTTAGCGTATATCCCCAACTTACTAGAGAGTGATTCCACTAACGCCTCAAGCCATATCTTCATCTTGTCGAAATCATTTAACCGCATACACGCCTGAACAGTTGCGAGCCACAAGATAGGTTCATCCCACTCCGCGCCAATAACCGTGGTATCCGTCGTCGCACTCATGGCGGCGGGGCGTTTTCGATAATACACGGATAATGTATATGTCGCGTCGGGCGTGGGATAGAGATAGATATTCCCACCGTCCCTAATCCATTGCAGGGGTTTACTATACGAATTACTTGTCGCCCTTCCCGTATCGCGCACATATTCCATGAACCTAATCTTATCCAATTTCATGTCACTCGTATCATTGTGGATATGGCGAATGTAGAGAAGGTCGGTAGGGGATACGATGTATGGCGTTCCTGCCGTTGTGGTTGCGGTTGTGCTTGTGCGGAGTTCGGGGAAGTCAAAGTTTGTGGGCATCTTCAAGTCCCAAAACTTGTTCTTGGTGGTCAGGTCAACATACGCCTGATTAACCCAATTCCCGAGATAGGTAACAATATCCGTCCTCTGCCCCAAGTTGAACTTGAGATAATCCTGAAAGTTCTGATACGTATATGTTCCCATCTCGTTATGCTCCTGTGTTAGTTATCTTCCTCGTCCACAATGCGAGCCATAATCTCGCCCTCATTAACAATCTTAAAGTCCACGCCGATATACCCAAGCGACTTCGCATCGAGGTTAAACCCCGCAAAGGCCGAGATAAGGACGCGCTCTCCAACCTTGTGTTCATTCGGGACGAACTTCCCAAGGGCATGGTCGTATGCCCCCTGACCGCTTGAAATAATCTTGCATACCCGCGTAGTCTCGCCACTCGTCTGAGAGAGATGGATATGCCCCACCTTTCTGTCGGTAATGTCCTCCATCTCCAACAGATACCTTCTGCCCACCGGCTGAATCTTTACGCTCATTCTTTTGCCTCCTGTCTCTTGTTTGTTACGGATTAACGTCCTTAATGTCGGGACGCTGTTTATCGAGAATGGTCTGTGTATAGGCGTTAAAGTGGGGGCGGCAATACGTCTTGCCCTCGAAGGGGATAAGTGCCGTATCGGGATAACCAAAGCCGTAGCGTTTATCGGCGTATGATTGGCACACGGAAAAAGACGCCCCGCTGGTGCTACCGGATATGCTCTCGCCATCGGTAAATATACCGCTAGGCGATACGACAACAATAGTGCCTTCCGGCCCTCCCGTTTTATAGGGAGTGACGCTCTCAACAATGGCCGTCTTTCCACTAGAAACGCCCGTGATAGTTTCCCCGACCGCCGGGGTATGTGCCGCCCCCGTGTAGTGAATCTCGTATTGGGTATAGAACCGTCCGCAGAATACACAATGTCCCCACGGCCTTTCGGCCATATCGGATTCCTTGTGCTTTTCGTAAAAAGGCATTTGTCCCTCACGCGAGATAGACGTATACCTTCGCGCTACTCGATAACGTTACGAGACAAAGATTGGTGAACTGTCTTCCCTGATACCCGAAGTCCAATTCCTCTTGTTTCTTACTCGTCGCCTGAGAAAGAATCTCAATGGCGTTATATGTCGGATACACGAACCACGAATAGGTCGCGCCAGCATCGTTCGTAAGAGCGGGGGCCATCATCGTAACCTGATCGTTGCTGTCCCTGCTCGCTACAACCTGCGTTACAAGATTATATCCCGTAGAACTATTGTAAATCTTGATAACATCGTTTGCCGCTACTTTCCCGGTGGTGAACTTTCCCGTAGCCTGAATCTGGCTTGTAGAGGCAATAGTCGTCGTTGCCGCATCTTCTTGGTCTTTGGCATTGGCGATATACTTTTTAAATAGGCAAGTATCGCCCGCCGAATTTGGGATGAGGACAATCTTCCTGACCAAAACAGGTCCGGGCATTATCCACCCTACCGTATCGAGGATGAGTTCCCTGGTTGCCGTAACATTGCTCATATCTAACCTCCAGGTTAATGTTGGAATATGCGGGGCATTTTAAGTCCGCCCCGCAAGACTTCTTCCACAAGAGACAGGTTAGGTAGTCGGCGCAGTAATGGGTGCCGCGCCTTCTTGCCCGTCAATCTCTTTTGCGTCCAGAACTTTCTTATAGCCCTGGGCCTCTCCGTCCAACCGAAGTTGTTCCGCCCCAAGTTCGTTCAACCGTTGCCCGATAGTCCTCTGCTGTTCCAATAACCCTTTTTTCTCGGATTCCAGAACATCAAACTTCCTCTGGCACTCAGCGAAACCATCCTGGGCCATCTTCCTGTAGTCCATGAGACCTCCTATAAAATTGAATTAGGATACCGCCCATTCAGGGGCCGTCGCACCCGCGTTCATCTTGAGAAAGTAAGAACCGGCGCCCTTTGCCAACCGGACAATCTGCGTCCCGTTGTAGTAGAAGATGTCTCCCGCCGCAAGTCCGGTCGTAGCAACCGTCATAATGCGGTGAGTCGCACCCGCCAGGTCGGGGATGGTCAAAGTTCCGGGAGCCGAGGTCTGCGTTGTCGTAGACAACGTAATATCGTTAGTCCCGGCCTCAATGTATGAGGTCTGCGCCAGGGTAGCAAACGTGGGGGTCGTCCAGGTCGGGGCACTCGTCGCGCCCTGATTCGTAAGAACCATGCCCGCCGTTCCCGCCGTCCCGACTTGCATCGCCGCCGTGATACCACTAATGGTGTTCGACCCGGCAACAATGGTCTTGTTGGTCAATGCCTGTGCCGCCGCAAGATACACTACACTATCGGCCCCTCCAGGATCGCCAAACGTAATGGTTCTATTCGCGGCAGGTTCCGTAAAGGAAATCGTATCCTTATAGGTCGTCCCATAAGCAATGATCCCCGTTACGCCCGTATAAAGAGTCCTGAACCGATACGTCGCACTACCAAGATCAATCGTCCCATTCGCGCCGGGGATGATCGCGGAGTTAATCGCTACCGCCGCCAAATTGTCCAGGGCAACCGTAGCCCCACTTCCCAATGCGCCTACCGAAGTTCCGGATTCCGTATCGGTCGGGAACGTGGTGCTAGACTTCAATACGCCCGCACTCGTCGCCCAAAAGTAAACGGGTGTTCTAGTCCCGCCCGTCCCCTCAATCATCAGGACGCCACCCTTGCCCGTAGTCGTCAAACCGCCAATGCCATAGCAGGATTGAACGCGACCCTGCCTGTCGCCAAGGTATCTAATCCGTCTGTCTGTCGTATACGCCATATTTAATTCTCCTGCCTAGGGTCGCTATCACGCGCCACTAGCCCACCGCCTACCCACAGGAGTCGGTGAAAGTGAAGACACGCCACCACCCAACGATAATGTCAAGTGGCGGCGCATCTTCTAAAAATCCTTTATTTGTCTACATTTTTAGGTGGACAGGCAATACGCCAATCTCGGGTCGCCAAATCCCCACCCGAACGACTGGTGAGCCAGCACCTGACTGTCCATGGTTGTATCCGCCGTGTCCTTTTCAAACAGATCGGGTTCGGACAGAGTATAGCAATGGACATCATACCGACGATCCCCGGTCGCAAGCAGGAAGCAAGCCGTGGTAGAGGTCAGACGACGATAGACGTAAGGCGTGAATCGGTCTTCCCAATAGTTCATGGTATTGCTGATTTCATGCGGCTTCCCGGTGGAGCGCAGGATTTCGTTGACCGTGACCTTAAGGGCGGGCGCGAAGGCGAGCAACATCCCCTTGGTATCGACATAGAACAACTGGCCCTGGTCGTCAACGAGGGTGTCGAAGTAGAGTTCAGCGGCTTCAAGGGCGGCGAGAGAGAGGCCACCCGAGCCGATGTTGGAATAGGTCGTGGCGGCATCATCGAGACACGTATGAGAGGCATACGCAAGAACCTGACTATCAAAACCAGTATAGGTAGAGGTAGGAGAGTTCCAGAGTTTCGCCAACTCAACGTCCTTGAGTTCAGCCTGATTTAGCCGGAGGTTAGTCGTCCACCGCTTGACCATATCCCATTGGTTCGTTTTCTTCATCATCCACGATACGCGGAACCCCTGACTAAATTCCTTCTGGTAGATATCAAGGGTCTGACCAAACTTGGGTTCGTAGATCGGGATTTTGCCGCCCTCTGCGAGCGTGGTGCCGCGAGGCATACCAGCGAACCGCATGAGCCGCTCGAACCATTTATCCGTCTTTTCCCCGCCATCCTTGTAGAGTTTCAACGACTCAAGAATGGCAGTTCTGGCCGTGGAATCAAAGATTTCACGAACCAACTTCCTAAAAATATCCTTGCCTGTGGAGGTGTCCCAACCAGTATAAACAGCCATGATCTATCTCCTTTACAGGCCCTTCTCTGCATCGAGAGAAGTTTCCAAGAATCTGCCAACGACACGACCGCCAGAGGTTCCAACGGTGTCTCGACCATCGACTTTCTCGATGATGAAATCCCCGGTACCCCCGCCGTCAACGACGGTAATCGCACCCGTGGTAAAGGTAACGTCGCAATTTTTACCAGGGAGAGTTGCCGCCGTGGTCGTGCCATATTTAACGCAGAAACTAGAATCATCCGAAGTGAAAACATCCACCGGGCAATCAGTCGTAACGTCGCCGGGGGAACCCGCCAAAGCCATACCCTGAATATGACCCGCCGTGGCAATCAGAAGATCGCCAGCGGTAGCATCCAGTTTAACAAGGTCGCCCGCCTTCCAAGAAGTCGTGCTTCCACCGGTATGCTGTTTATACAGGTTCACATTGGGTCTGCCAGTTAATCTAGCAACACCAGCCATTGTGTCCTCCTAAAATTGGGGACACAATCATGCGTTCGGACTATCGCGCAGGACTTGACCCGATCTTTGCCGAAAGTTCAGCGTTAATTCCGTCGCTTGCCGCCGCTAGTTCCGCGTCGGTCAAGTCGGCTCCATACTGCCGCATTTCATCCCGCAACCCCTTCATAATTAAATCTGGGGCCTGTTCAGATTTACGGATTTCTTTTTCGCGCTGATTCTTATACGACATGACGGGAATCTTCATCCAGATACAATCGCTAAATGTATAATGACCATCGGGAGAGACATTCGCCCCCTCGGGATAATAGTCGTCAGCCGTAGTCACGAGTTCCGAACCCTCGTACTTGTGCATCCAATCGTTAATCGTCCGTTCGTCATTCCTAACCCAACGGAACAGATGGGCTGGCCGCACACTCTTGTCGCCACGGTAACTTATCCCTTTCTTGTCCGTAAAGTGAAATTTACCCGCGTCACGATTGGATTTCGTCCAATCAATGCCGCTAGCACGGAGGTCTATGATTTTAATTTCGTTGATAGTCATGGATTATCTCCTGCCTTTCCCTTTACGTTCTGCGCGCAACTCTTTGATGAATTTGTCCTTGTCTAGTCCAAATGACTTGATTGCGTCCTCGTGTTCGCGTGTGAGTTCAATTGCGTCGCCGCCGTCGTCGTCACTCCGCTTTTTCGCACCTGACGGCCTATCGGATTCGTCGGGAGTTACGGGGTTCATCGTGGGGGCATTGGCACCGAAACCAGTTTTCTGCCCGTTCATCACATACGCAAGATAGACCCACATATCGGGGTTCTCTATCGCGTTCGGGGCGACCTGCCCCGATTGGATGGCCGTGCGCATGAAGTTCCGAACCTCGTTTGCCGTCGTCCCCTGGAACAGATGAGGAGCATTAACCTTGGCCTGTTGCTCCGCGAACTGCGCGGAAGTCATGGCCTGTTCCGTCCTCAACTGCCGATAAACTTGTCCCACCGCCTCGCGAACCTTTGCGTCAGCGATTGCCCCCACCGAGTCCTCGGGCTTTTCCCAATTGAACGGAACGTTCGTCTTGGATGCCTGTGCCTCGGGAGGTCGCTGTGCCGCCTGTTGTCTCATCATTTCCTGCTGTTGGACATACGCGGCAATCTGTTGCAACTGTCCTTGCGTCTGTGCCAACTGCGTCTTGTAGTTTCCTATCTCGGAACCCTGTTGTCCAAGTTTGGACTCAAGTTCGCTATAGGCTTTTGCGATGTCCTCACGCGATTTACCCTCGAATTTATCGGGGACCGCAGGGGCATCCGACTTTCCCTCCGGGGCCGTTTCCGTGGAAACAGGTTGTCCCGTTACTTCATCTGGCATAATATAACCCTCCTTGTGGATTATTTATTTCGAGTGGTTCCCACTTCCTGACATGGAAGTGACCACATCCAATTGCTGTTTCTCAATATCATCAATGATTCTATCTGGATTGAGTAGTCTTGATTCGATAGACATAAGGGCCTCATGCACCCCACGCCATTTACATATATCTGAATATTCCTTATCGCTCATCACGCGCCCCAATGCAATCCTTTGCTTGTTCCTGACAAACTCCAATAACGCCTTCCATAATTCACTATGAATTACGATGTCATTCTCGCCCGCCATTTTCGTGCGATCAATCCTCATTCTTCCTCCTGTCTCTTGTTATCACATACCGGGGATACGGTGCATATTCGGTGCGCCATTAGGCGTCATGGCCGGTCCCTTTATGGGAGGCGCACCGGGACGCATCACGGGACGTTGCGGAGGCCCTTGGGGTCTATTCATTTGTGGGGGAGGGCCTTGCTGTGGACCACCTTGCGGCGCCCCCTGAGGGGGGCCACCTGGAGGGACCCCAGGACCGCCGGGAGGCGCGACAGGCGGCCCCATTTTGGATGGGACGAAGCCGGCGGCGCTCTCAATTTGGCGTTGTATGTCGGGTGGCGCATCCTTGTAGTTCAAGGATTCAACCAGCGACTCACGCGCCATATTATGTGGCGGTTGGGGAGGCGGTGCTTGCGCGGCCTTCTGCAAGTCTATCGTCTTGCTTATATCTATGACAAGGGCCTCCGCATCTTTCCTGCCGAAGTCTCCTACAATCTGGTCCAAAAGCAACTGCCCGCTTTTCATGGCCCCGAGTAAATACTTTTTGAAGTCTGGGGGGACTTGCGGGTTGATAATTGCCTGGACCATACCAGCGGTCTTTGTATAGTAATCCGATAGTAATTGATATAACGTGAGGTTGATTTCGCGCCGCGCTTCGGTATTCATAAGTTCCGTGGACGCGGCAAGTTCAACGCCCATGCCATCGCGCAAGTATTCATACGGGAAGTCTAGCGTCTGCTTTTGCAACGCACCCGACTTATCATCCGCCGTGTAATAGTCATATCTGGGCTTGTACTGTGCGAAGAACTCTATGGCATACTGACCGACCATCCCGATATCGTCCCTGATGTTGTCTATCATGGACTTGAATTTCTTGTTGGACTCTTGGAGGATTTGGAACGTATCCCGCGCAACCGGGCGTTCACTCGTCTGCTGACCCAACATAAGAGGCGTGATACCAACACTAGCCCGCATAGTGTCAACAAGCATCTCCTCCTCTCTCGTATTGGAGGGATAAACGTCGGGGATGGGGACTATGAATATGGCCTCCTGCGGACTATCCGTTGTGACGCGGTTAAGGCCCGGTGTAAGGTAGGTCATATTTTCAAGTCCGCTACCTTCTCTCGTCAAAATCGGAGGAGCATTAATCATGTCTATCCGGTCGAGTCTCCCGTTATGGATAGTATCAATCTCGACCTGACAGGACTCCATGATTTCCAATGCGCCGTCACCCTCAAGCGAATACGGACGGGGCATGGGGACGATGGCAATGATGGGGCGGAATCCAGCGAACAGAGGATTATATATCGCCCGCATAATCGCCTTCTTGTCCCGGTTGAAGATGATTACGATATCATCTTCCTCTCCATCCTCGTCTACGTCGTATCTGACCCATAACTTCCAAAACTCTTTCTTGTCCCTATCTGTCCCGCTAAGTTCAATGTCTTTCGTCGCGGCCCGCTTGACCTTCGTATCATCAATCGCGTCCTCGTTCCCGAGTTCGTTCACGGCGTCAGCGTTCCAAAGTTTCCTCGCCGCTCTCGCCTTGATCTCCGGCATACGCAACGAAAACCGATACCCGCACATGAGTGCGTCCTGCAAGTTCGTCGCGTCGCTGGAATATACAATATCCTCGCTACTGATAGGAAACACATCCGGCCCATCGAACGTGGTAATGGACTTCTTGATCCCCCATTGTCCACCCTTGAACTTGAATAGGCCAGGCTCTTTATCAGCACGTTCCTTCGCGCTCGCATAACGATAGATAACTCTATTCTTCTTCACGTAGTCCAAGAGAACGAATCCCGCTCCCGTCTGGATCGCCTGGGTAATGGGAGAAAGGAGTTTATCCTTCAGGTGCGCGATGTCCTTCTGCCACCAATCCAGCCCGTCCTCAATCTGCGGCGCAATATCCGTGAACTTATCATTCTTCGCAGAACACAAGAACACTTTTTTCTGCGACCAAATGGCATCCATTATGCGCACGACAAGCGCATCGCAGTTGATACGGCTATGAGGAACAGCCATATTGTTTGACTGACCGCACCATTGGGCGATTCCATTCCTGCGAACATATATCGAGTGGAACGGTTGTGTCTCAAAACA